GGGGCAGCTACTTCACTGGCACAACTGCGTGGCTCAGGCTCTATCGCACAGCTATCGGACATGGTGATAGGTCTGGAGAGGAATGGGCAGGCCGATGATGCAACAGAACGTAACACTACCCGTGTGCGTGTACTGAAGAATAGATTCTGTGGTATCACAGGCAAGGGATGCAGCCTGCTGTATGACCTACGCACAGGAAGAATGGATGAATTCAATGAGCAGGAAGAAGCGGAGAAAGCATTATGATGAACTGCACAATCTGCAATGTAGATCTTGTACTTGGTGAGAACTTTCAGGAAGGTAACAAAAGACAGAGGCGTTACTACTGCAATGACTGTAGCCATGATAAGAACACAGAAAGAATGTGGGTCAATGGCAAGTACATACCAAAGACACACCCACTGTACAAGCCCGGTAGATTCAAGACACTTGATGATGCATGGTCACACACAGAGATTGACACACGCAGTACAGCAGGAGAGGTGTACATTATTCGTAACCCTGCATTCACTAACTGGCTCAAGGTTGGCAAGGCAGTGAGTAGTGAGGACAGACTAAATGGTTATCAAACCTCTTCCCCTTTCAGGGATTATGTGTTAGAATATTATGAGACATTCGACAATCGCCATCAGGCGGAGGCAGAGATTCATCGGATGTTAGAGAAGCATAAGCACTGTCTTGAGCGTAGAGGAGAATGGTTCAAGACTTACATACCAACAGTCAGAGAGGTTATGAATGAGTACCGGGCTAAAGAGAATGGCATTGGACATCGAAACCAATCTTGCCCACAGCACGATTTGGATTTGTGTAACAGTTGATCTAGATACAAGGGAAGTTGTATGTCATACAGAACCATCAACTCTGGAGCCACTGGTAAAGGAGTACGATCAAATCATCATGCACAATGGAATAGGTTTCGATGCGCCAGTGCTGCGGAAGCTATGGAGTATTGGGATTCCCAAGTCGAAAGCGGTAGACACTTTGATTCTTTCAAGACTTTTGAATCCACAACTAGAAGGCGGCCACAGTCTGAAGGCATGGGGTCAGAGACTGAGGAATAATAAGATCAACTTTGAAGCAGAGGACTTTAATAATGGACTCACCGATGAGATGCGGGAGTATTGTATCCAAGATACTAAACTCACTTGTGACTTGTACACGCACCTTATGGCAGAACTCAATCAGTGGACTAACCCCACGCAGAGTATACTACTGGAGCATGACATCGCAGTCATCTGTAGAAACCAAGAAGCCAACGGGTTTAGGCTTGATGTACCGGAGGCTATGTCTCTTAGGGCTGAGCTTGCAGATAAGATGGGTGTTCTTGAGGCTAATGTCCAGAGTGTATTTCCTCCGATTGTTGAGGAGCGTTGGTCTGAAAAGACTGGTAAGAGGCTGAAGGATAAGGTAACTATCTTTAATCTAGCATCCCGTAAGCAGATAGCAGACAGGCTGACAGGTCTTGGATGGAAACCTCAGAAGCATACAGAGAAGGGACAGCCAATCGTTGATGAGTCTACGCTAGAGGGTATTGATATACCAGAGGCGCAGATGATTGCAGAATACCTGATGATGCAGAAGCGTGTAGGTCTGATTGATTCTTGGTTGAAGTTTGCCAAGGATGACGACAGGGTACATGGTGCTATCATTACTAACGGGGCAGTCACAGGACGTATGACACACCATAGTCCCAACATGGGACAGATACCAAGTGTGAGTAAACCATACGGGGAACGATGCCGACAGCTTTGGACTGTCGATACAGGTAATGTCTTAGTCGGTACAGACCTCGCAGGTATCGAGCTACGTTGTCTTGCACATTACATGCAGGATGATGATTGGACAGAGGAGTTGTTGAATGGAGACATCCATCAGAAGAACGCAGATGCCGCAGGTATTACAAGACCGCAAGCTAAGACTCTTATCTATGCTACCTTATACGGAGCAGGGCCAAGTAAAATTGGTAGTATTGTCGGGGGCGGTGCGAAAGAAGGGCAAGAAGTGTTGTCTCGCTTTTATGCTAACACCCCTGCGCTATCAAGGCTTATGGAAAAGGTTAAGAAAGTGGCAAGCAAAGGGTACGTGCCGGGGTTGGATGGTAGAAGAATCATTGTTCGATCTGAGCATGCCGCACTCAACAGCCTCCTTCAAGGTTGCGGGGCTATTATTGCAAAGCAATGGTGTATCGAAGCGCACAAGACCTTTAAGCAACAAAGAACACCAGTACTGCAGGTTGCATTTGTGCATGATGAAATTCAAATTGAAACACAGGAGAAGTATGGTGAACAGGTTGCACAGATAATGTGCGATGCGGCCTCACAAGCCGGGGTTACCTTGGGCTTTCGGTGTCCAGTAGATGCCGAATCAAAGATCGGTAAGAATTGGTTTGACACACACTAATAAAGTGTGATATAATATTAGTATACCACCAACAGAGGAGAATGGTATGACAGAACGTGTTAAGATTAAAGCAGACGTAATGTGGGCTTACTTGGATAAGCAGAACGATATGTCTGGTAAGTATCAGGTAGACCTATGCAATCTATCTGACCCTGCTGTCGCTGCCCTAGAAGACATGGGTATCGCAGTGCGACAGAAGGAAGACAAAGGGTACTTCATTACCTGTAAGTCTAGTAATCCTATCAAAGCATACGACAAGAACGGTGACCAACTGGATGCTACAGTAGGTAATGGTTCTGGTGCTATCGCTATGGTAGGCTTCTATGAGTGGACTTTCAAGAACAAGGAAGGCCGTTCACCATCCCTCAAAAAGCTAGTCATCACAGACCTTGTGAGCTATGACGATGCAGAACCTGTTGAAGAGCTAGACTCAGCAGAGATTCTGTAATGCAGCTTGCCCTTATTGATGCAGACATCCTGATCTATCGTATTGGTTTCGCTACCAACAATGAGCAGGAAGACTATGCTATGCGTATTATGGCTAACTTCATCGAGGATATTCTATTAGTGGATCTTCCTGAAGTCCAGAGATGGGAACTCTACCTAACAGGTAAGACTAACTTTCGGTACGACTATGCAGTGTCTACAGAATATAAGGGCAACCGCAAAGGTGCAGAGAAGCCTAAGCACTACATCCTACTGCGGGAGTATCTCTTATCCTCTTGGGATGCTACCGTGGTAGAGGGTATGGAGGCAGATGATATGCTAGCCATACGTGCTACAGAAGAAGGTGACGATAGTATCATTGTGTCTCTTGATAAAGACCTCGATCAAGTCTCAGGATGGCACTACAATTTTGTTAAGAAAAACAAGTACTACGTGACAGAATCTGAAGGGCTTCTTAGCTTTTACAAACAGTTCCTCACAGGTGATGTGGTTGATAATATCAAGGGAGTCCATGGTATTGGCCCTAAGAAAGCACAGAAGTTGTTGGAGGATAAAACTGAACAGGAGATGTGGGAAACAGTGGTAGAGTATCTTGGTGAAGACAGGGCGTTAGAGAATGGACATCTGTTGTACATGCTCCGACATCATGAAGACAGGTTTACTCCTCCAGTATGAAGTCTCAATCAGCAAAGGCAAAAGGCCGTAAGTTACAGCAGGCTGTACGTGATGCCATACTGTCAACTTTCCCTACACTAGAACCTGATGATGTAAGAAGCACCTCAATGGGAGCAGGGGGAGAGGATGTTCTTCTTAGTCCTAAAGCTAGGAAGCTCTTCCCCTACTCAGTTGAATGTAAGAATCTAGCAAAGATAGCAGTATACAACTACTACCAACAGGCAGAAACAAATTGTGGAACACATGAACCGCTAGTGGTTATCAAACAGAATCGTTGTAAGCCGCTAGCAGTAGTAGACCTAGAACACTTTATGAAATTAGCAGGAGACTACAATGAATCTATTTGATGAAGAAGATAAAGCATACGTCAGCATGACATATCGTGCTCATGGTAAAACACATTCAGTAAACATTGAACTTGATAACGACTGCACATGGGATGAAGTACTAGATCCAATCATTCGTACACTTGAGGCAGCATACGGGTACAGCTTTAAACTAGATTCTAATAAGCTAGGCATCTATAATCCGGGTAAGCAGAATGACTGATAATGTAAACTCACCAAAGCACTACATCCTGAAGCCGGGACTAGAAGTTAAGGATGTGCGTGAAGCGATCCTATCAAAGCTACAGACAGAAGGAATAGTAGTCCCGTATGTTGACATTGACGATTGGTCACGTGCGTGGGAGTACCTAACACGATGCTTCTTTAAGAATGGGGCAGAAGATATAGAGAAGGCGCAGTACTATATCAATCGAATGGTTCAAAGGATAGAAGACAGAAGCGAATTTAATCTTGACAATCATGACAGAATGGTGTAAAATAGTAGGTTCGATTATGTTTACACTAGAAGATTTAAAAAATAAACTGATGCAGTTAGATGAGGTAACACTGATGGAAACTTTAGAGATATCGTCTGAAGATTTAGTGAATCGTTTTTCTGACTACATTGAAAATAAGCAAGAGTACTTGTCTGGAGAATTTGATGAGCAAACACCTTGGGATAACGATTGATTATGAAAGAGACTCTCGACTTAGTGAGCAAGCAGTTACACTTATGCGTGACTACTACATGCTTGAGCATGAAGAGTCTCCTCAAGAAGCCTTTGCACGTGCTTCAGTGGCTTACTGCGATGGTGACCTTGACTTTGCACAACGCATATACGACTATGCCTCAAAAGGTTGGTTCATGTTTGCAAGTCCTGTGCTCAGCAATGCCCCAGAACCGAATGGAAAGATTAGTGGGTTGCCTATTAGTTGTTTCCTTACTTACGTGGGGGACAATCTTGATAGCCTTATTGAACATAATGGTGAAGTAGCATGGCTTTCCGTAAAGGGCGGCGGTGTGGGTGGGCACTGGTCAGACGTGAGAGGGATCAGCGACAAAGCACCGGGGCCGATACCCTTCATGAAAGTAGTGGACAGTCAGATGACAGCTTACAAGCAGGGGAAGACAAGGAAGGGAAGCTACGCAGCGTACCTCGACGTAAGCCATCCTGACATTGAAGAGTTTATTAGTTTTAAAGTACCGACTGGTGGTGACATCAATCGTAAATGTTTCAATTTATTTAATGCTGTGAATATCACAGATGAATTTATGGAGAGTGTAATTAATGATACAGAGTGGAACCTTACAGACCCGCATACAGGAATTGTCAGAGATACAGTCAAAGCTCGCAGACTGTGGCAACGAATCCTTGAGGCTCGCTTCCGAACTGGTAGTCCTTACCTTAACTTTATCGACACAGCCAGAAGAGGCTTACCGGAAGCTCAAAGAAAACTTGGACTGTCAATTAATGGTAGTAACCTCTGCAATGAAATCCATCTCGCAACAAGTGAAGAACGCACAGCCGTCTGCTGTCTCTCCTCAGTCAACCTCGAATCCTACGATGAGTGGAAGTCAAGCGGAATGGTTGCAGACCTTATCCGATTCTTGGACAACGTGCTTCAATACTTTGTTGACAACGCACCAGAAGAACTATCAAAAGCTGTCTACTCAGCTTACAGAGAACGCTCAATCGGTCTGGGAGCAATGGGGTTCCACGGGTATCTCCAGTCCAAAGGAATAGCTTGGGAATCTTGGCAGGCAGCAAGTGAGAACTATGCAATCTTCAAAGACATCAAAGCCCAGTCTCTTGAGGCAACCTACTCGCTCGCTATGGAGCGTGGTGAATGTCCTGATGGAGTGGGTTATGGTGTTAGAAATATGCATCTGTTGGCTATTGCTCCTAACGCTAATAGTAGTATCTTATGTGGGTGCTCTGCTAGCATTGAACCACGTATTAGCAACTGCTATGTCCATCGTACTCGTGCCGGTAGTCACA